TGTTTTTAACCATAATTATAGTAAATTACTTATTAATTTATTAATTTATTAATTTATTAATTTATTAATTTATTAATTTATTAATTTATTAATTTATTAATTTATTAATTTATTAATTTATTAATTTATTAATTAATAAATTTTTCTTTTTTCAAATTTTAATATTTACTGCTTTATTTAAGAGTAAATATTAAAATTATTATAATATATTTTTGTATTTTTGTATTTTTGTATTTTTGTATTTTGTATTTTGTATTTTTTAGTTTTTAGTTTTTTATTCAAGCAACCGCAACCACCGGTTCAACTTTGACTACTTTTGGGAAATGGGGTCCCATGTATTTTTGAAGATTGAAATATGTAAGATCTACAGTGTCTTCAATTTTTAATAGTTGAGTTAACTGCTTGTCTGGGTTAATTTTGCGCCCATTGCTCTTATCTTGAAGGTTATTTGCGCGAATATATTTATTGATTTCACGTGTTACATCGGTGCGAGCCATTTCTGTTCCGCAAGGTTTATCTAAAAACTTGGCAAGTTCATCGCTAATTAGTGATGGTTTAACAAAACCACTTGGAGCACGATTACCCTTGCGACGTTTTTTGTTGCTTAGTTTTTCGGCAACTTTTAACTGCTTTACAGTAATTTTTTCTAGACTGCGTAGTTCAGTCTTTAGTGCGTTGAAACTAGCCAACATTGTTTGAAATTTGGTAATGAATTCAGTAAATCCATTTGTAATAGAGTAATCACAGGCATCACTAGCAACTACTACATTTTCCATCTCAGAAACTACAACAGGAACATCTGTTTGAACAATTTCCGGAACTTTAGATTTTGTAGCCTTTGTTCTTGCTTGTGGTTCGGTCTTTACTTCGGCTACTGGTTCGCTCACTTGTTTTGGTGATTTAGATTTCTTTGTTGGTTCAGAAGGAACTACAACAGGGACAACTTCAACCGGGACAACTTCACCTGGGGTAGTTTGTTCAGATTTTTTCTTGTGTGGAGGCATTTTTTATACTCTATAATAAAAAATTTCTTTTAAGTTGTTTTATTAATAAATATATATTATAAATATATTTTATTTTTAAAATGCTAAAATGGGTTAAATTTGAACGAGTTTAAAAATTTATAGTTTTAAAAATTATTTAGTGACTAACAGCTTCATATAACCAAGGTAAAGTATTTGCTGCTTCATTTGATACCATTGTTAAAGCAGATAGAACGTAATAACTACCCAATAAACAAGAATTTTCATTGATTCCTTTATTTATCATTAAATCAATAATAGCAATACTATATTTTCTGATTTGTGTAAAATTATATTGAGGCAAATTATTAATATTCATGGTTTCATCATAAAATGGATTTCCGCGAGGAGGTACAATCTCTCTTTTAATTTCTTGACTTAAATTTGCTCTATAGTTCCATATGTCTACTAGTTCTCTTATAAATCTGATTAAACCATATTTATCTAAATCTAAAAACCATTTAATGTTTGTATAATTCCCTAAACTATCTATTCTTTGAAACAATGTTAATATTTTCATCTCTGTTTGTTTATTTAGTGAGAGATTTGCTAAATCGTCGTAATTCAAGTTAATATTTATTTTTAATAAATTACTTAATCTGATAAATTCTAATAATTGTTTTAAAACATTGTAAGAAAAAAATATATTAGTAAATGGATTTTGAACATTTAATAAATTATTACTAGTCTTCAATTCGTTATTGTTAATTTTTGTGACTTTTATAAACAAGTTATAGAGAGATAATACATCAAAACCATATATATGTGTATTGTCGTCTTTAAAACTAATAAACTGGTTGTATGGAATAGTGCTTAAATTGTCTAGAGTACAAAAATCAACATCATTAGAACACATGGCTTTATTATGAAAACCAGGACCATGTATTTTAATATATTTTTTTATAAGGTAACAACGCACTGTTTTTTGAATATTAATTATATTATAACTAAAATATAAATAATTATATAGACGTTTTTTTAAATATTCTTTATTTCCAGTAGTTTTTAACTTATAATTTTTTGCGATGAACTTTAATTGTGAAACGCTGTAATTTATTGTTAACAAACTATTATATTCGTTATAATTTGGTATATTGAAATCTTCAGAAACTATTTTAATAAATGTTTTCTTGATTTTAATAGGTAAATTAAAATAATATTCAAGTACATTATTATTGTTATTATTGTTGTTATTATTGTTATTATTGTTATTATTGTTATTATTGTTATTGTTTAACGATTCATCATTACATTTCTTCTTCTTTTTATTTTTATTGACGACAACATTTATAGTATCAACATTTATGGTAATGGTGTTATTCATATTATTACTATTAGTTTATTTTTTATTTTTATATTTCTATTATATATTATAATCATAAACTATAATCATAAACCATCATTTTTAAATTAGCTAACATATAATTTTCCATATTAAATTCCTGACTATTTTTGTTTCTTTGTGTTAAAAATTTACGCACTCTTAAGTTTGAAGTTATTCTTAGTTTTTGTCTTTGAATATTTCTATATTTGTGTATATATTTTTTATAATGTTTTAAATGTTCTGCTTCTATAATATTCATAATTTGAATAAATAACGGGTCCTTGGCATAATCATATAAATTGGCAAATAACTTATTTATACTTGTGTCATCAGACTTTAATTTAATATTTATAGGTGAGTTATTTTCAATATTGTCTAACTTTGAAATACTATTTAACTCAAACAACTGAGAATTCAAGATATGTTCGTGATTTAGTAATATTAATGTTTTTACTATAAAATAGGAAAAAATATGACTGGTTTCTCTATATTTTGAATTAGAATTATTTATAAAACCACTATATGTTAAATCATTATAATTAAGGACTTTGCTTATTTGATAGAAGGCATGAACTAATTCTAGTTTGTATAATCTCTCAAAATTATAAATAAAATTACGCAAATTTGTAGATTCTTGATAACTATTTACACATAAATATAATAATGATGCCCAAAATTCAGTTACAGATTCATTTATACCCATGTCTGTATAATTCTTATTGGCAAAAGCAAATAGGTCTAAAAATTTATTATAGTTTTCGTTTTTATTAATATTTCCATGAAGTGCTTTATCTATTCCATACGTATGAAGTGATTCGTGAATAAATACTTTGAAAAAATCTTGCTTTCTATAAATAAATATTGAACCACTAGTCAAACATACATACGTAAAACCACTATTCACATTATTAACACCTAATATTTCTTTAGTATTGGCATTAGTAATGTTTAATTTTTTTAAAAAAGGTGTTAGAAAAAAAGTAATACTTACTCCGTCTTTTGCGCAAATATTAATTTCATTATTCAAATTGCCAGATATTTTAATTAATATTTGTAAAAAAACCAACATGTTTTTTACAATGTTATCTAAATTATTGATATTAAGTTTATCATAAATAATAAACTCAAAAATAAATTTTTTAGCATTAATTGTATTTTCATATTTAATTATTTTACAATTAGTTATATTATTTTTAATATAAGTTATTATGTTTCTATCTATATATTTACTATTATTTAAATGATCCCTAATTATTGCGTTTATTTTTGTACTTATATCAACAACAACCACTCTTGTGTTTGGTATATTTAAAGTATTTATAATTTTATTAAAAATACTAAATTGTAAATATATATATGTTAAAAAATTACGCATTGGGCTATTTTTTTTAATACTAATATATTGTGCTATTTTTGATTCTTTTTCCAATTTTTTCAAAATTGGTTTGTAAAAAACAAACATTTTTTTTGAATATTTATTTACTAATAATGTGTTTTTTTTTGTTTCATTGTTAATAAGTTTTAAAGATTTTGTTTTATTCATATTATAATTATAATATATTATGTTGTCAATAATATATTATAATTAATTTTTATTATAGTTAATTTTTATTATAATTAATTTTTATTGACTATATCAAAGCAATAGAAACTTTGGTGCCGGTCATAGTAATATTAAAATTTTCTTCAAGCAACCGTTTTACAGTTGTTTCACTTTGTTCTCTCTCTATTTGTAATAATATTTTTTTTATATCTTCTGATTTTTGAAAAATAGGAAATTTATTAATTTTGGCTAATACTGCTAATAACACTTCTTGCGATACAATTGGCGAGTTTGTTGTAGAAGTTGATGATATTTGTGTGTCAAGATAAATACTATTTCCTGTTATACCAATATTATATTTGGCTAATTCGGATTGTAAATTTTCACTTTTATTTATATTAGTATCAATAATTTTATCTATGTCACCTAGTTTATTTTTTGTTTCTTGATTTAATAAAGAAGGCAATTTGCTTAAATTAGAGTTAAAGTCTATTAAATCGGACACTTTTAATTCTTTTGGCTTACTTGCTTGTATACTTAATAGTGTTCGAACTAAACTAGTACCTAACAAAAGTAAGGTAGTTGGTATTCTAGTTGTATCTAATAGTAGTGTTGGTTCTAATGCTTTTGTTGTTGCTACTGTTGGATCTGGTTTTGCTGCTCCTGCTGCTGCTTTAGTTGCTGCTAATACTACAGCACTTGGTAGTGGTAGTGCTGCTGGTAGTGTTAATACTCTTGTGTCTTCTCGTTCTAGCAAAGCAGCAGTCCAATTCTTATCTGGTTCTGTTCCGCGGTGAACTAGTCTAACATCCAGCGGATAGTTCGAGAACTTATCGAGTGCCAAATTTATTGCATCACATATCCATTGCCAATCATTGCCAAATTCTCCACCACCAAGTAATGTCAGATAGCACCTAATGCGTTTTTTGAGTTGTAAGGAGAGAATAGTTGCAACAGCAAGAGTTGCCTCATACGCAGCACGCAGCACAATGCTGGCAAAAGGTTCCCATATACCAATATACGACGGCATGTGATCGGGTGGTTTGTGGCCATCTGGGTATGCACAAGGCACTGCGGATGCGTACACTTGGCAAACATTATGTGTGTTTGATGGTGTCACTGACGTAGACCAATGTATGCCGACACGCAATGCGTTTTCGACCTCTTTGACTTTATCTTGACCAAGAGTTTCAATATACGTTTTGAGTTCATTGATTGAATCATGTCTAGCAGGTATCACGTATCCGTTCTCCATTTTCCAGTACTTTGACACAGCGTTATTGAGGACAGCATCCACTCCTGCCAAGTTGTTAATTTGTTGAGTGTTCTGTCCTTCAAATTTACCGTCTTTGTTTACACCAGTAGGACCGTGTTTTACGAAGTAATTGCGATATACGGTGCCTGCAGGGCATGCCATAGCGCACGCAGGACCCTGTGTTGGATCCTCTATGTATATAGTAATACCAGCACTGGGTTTAGTTGTTCGTGAAATCATCTCAAGGCAGTTAAACTGACTAGCTACCTGAAAAACTGCTCCTTCATTTGCCGTATCTCTATGTAGTGCTTCTACACCAGCCGGATCAGCAATGTGTGCAAACGTTAATGTACCAATATTTGCCGATGGAGGCGCAACTGCTTTAGTAGTCTTAGTAATCTTCACATTTAACTCACTAAGAGACAAGCATTCGAAAAGCCCAACATCCTGCTCTTGATATTCTACTCGAGCTGTAGTGCATTTGAGTGAAGTGCCAACCATTTCAAATTTTGCTTTATTACCAGCAAAATTACCTATAACTTCGTCAAAACCGAAGATTTCATTGAACCATGCCTTTTTCGAAACTGTTTTTGGTGCCATTGTTTTTTATATTATTTATAATATAAGTTTATACTTATTTTTTAAACTAAATTTTCTTTTAATGAAGCAATTATTTTTTTATTTAATTTGCGTCCGCTTGCCAATTTTATATTTTCTAATTTTTCAATATTGGTGCTTTTAAGAGAGTTTAATAAATTTTCCATATTTTTAAATTCATTTGATAAGGCTAATGCCGAAACATTGCTAATACCCGGTATTTGCATCAACATAAGTTGAAATATGTTTTCACTATTTATATGTGATTTTTTTGTCGTCTTAAGTGTGCTAATGTAATTTGTGTTATTGTTTTCGTTATTATTACTTAAATCACTATAAAATCCGGGTTTGTTTTCTCTCAACAACTTAGAAGCAAACGCCATTAATATATCCCCTGTTTCTGTTTGATTTAAAACATTAATAACTGAAAACCCCTTATAATAATTGAGTGAAAACAATGACGAGTATAAAGTACTTCTAAAGTTTGGGTTATATTTAATTATTGCTCCTTCTAATAAATAAATTATATTATGATTGTGTAAGTTTGTTTCATTTAATCTAAAAGATTGTTCATTATAGCGTCCATCTTTAATAGAGGCTTCCAAATCAGCAAGAGATTTTCTCTCAATAATTAATATTTCTTTATTGCTTAATTCATCATAAAAAATATAATCACCAATGTCTAGATTTTTTTGAATAATTGTAATTTTAGTATTTGAAGTTTCGTTTAAAGAAATAATATAACTTACTAATGATTTGGGTTCTCGTAAATCTATAAATAATTGCATTGTTATTATACTAATTAATGTATAATAAAAGTTATTTAAATTAGTATTATTTATATTTTAATAATACTAATTTGGCAATAAATATTTAACCTAATATATTTTTATTACGAACTGGGTCATATAAGATTGTTGCTTTTTTTCCTAAACCTAAAGCGCAAAGTCTATTATCTTCATAACTTCTATTGCGCCCGCAACTGCTATTAGCCAATGCGCCTAAATTTAGTCCCTTATTATATCCGACCAATCCTGTAACATTTGGTCTTACACCTACAGTTGAATTAGCACCTGCCATTGAACCAAAAACGTTTGTATTGTTTGTATATAAGTTGCTACCGAATTTAGAAATTTTTTTGCCTGGCATTCTTTTTATAATAATAGTTATTATTTTATTTTTTATTTTATTTTTATTTTACCAAAAGAATTAAAATAAAGAATTAAAATAAAAAATTGTCTTAAATATATTATTTATAAATATAATATTTATTAAAATATGTTTTGTGGTAATGTTAGTTTAAATAATAACAATTGTTTAAAAGATGTTAATAGCGACAGTGAATCTAATTCTGACAACGAATTAGCAACTGTTAGCACTAGTAATTTAAATATTGAAGAATTAATATTTAATCCATTTAATAGCGCTAATATTGAAATTACTAGTGCTAACATTCAAGAATTATTATCAAACTACGGAATTTTTACTAAACCATTTAATATTGAATTATATAAGCGAGCATTTATTCATAAATCTTATACTAAACGCCCTAAATTAGAAAATTATAATGCCAATATTATTATTGCTAGTAAACCAGAAAATTGTTTGCCACTTAAAACAAAATCTAATGAGCGTCTAGAATTTCTTGGTGATGGAGTTTTAGAACTTATTACAAAATATTATTTATATAAACGTTTTCCTAAAGCCGATGAAGGATTTATGACCGAGAAAAAAATCGCATTAGTGAAAAATGAGCATATTGGAAAATTAGCACTTGAAATGGGATTACATAAATATTTTATTATTTCTCGACATGCCGAAGAGAAAAATATTCGCAATAATTTGAAAAAATTGGGGTGCTTATTTGAAGCATTTATTGGTGCTATTTTCCTAGATTTCAACCGTATTTCTATTAAAGATGAATATGGATGGTTTGAAAACGTATTTAATTGCGGTCCTGGACTACAAATGGCGCAAATTTTTGTAGAAAATGTATTTGAAAAGCATGTAGATTGGACTAATTTAATCAATAATGATGATAACTACAAAAATAAACTACAAGTAATTATTCAAAAAGAATTCAAAATTACTCCAGATTATGTAGAATTAAAAACTCCTAAACTGGACGACATTGAAGATAATGATAAATTATATGTTATGGGTCTTTATATTTGCTTTGGGCAAAACATTCATAATGCTAGAATTAATAATGCACTAAATTTTGATAAATTAGGTTCGTTTAAAGCGATTCATGAATTACTGGAAAAACAAGACAAATTATTAGTGTTTTTAACAAAAGCAGAGCATAAAATTAAGAAAAAGGCCGAGCAAATTGCGTGCGACCAAGCAATTAAATTAATTGAAAAATAGTCTTGCCTTAATATAAATTATATTATATTGCTAATACATTAATATGAGTTTATGTAAATATAGAGATTTGGAAAAGTGGGTCAAGGGGCGCATTCATTAAGATTTTTTAATATTTTTTATATTGTTAGTGGCTTCAATATTTATTCATAGAATTTTCTGTGTAGAAACTACCTTAACAAAAATGTTTTTTCCTTTTAAATAAACATCAAAAAAAATATAAAAATATAAAAATATAAAAAATATAAAAAATATAAAAAATATAAAAAATATAAAAAATATAAAAAATATAAAAAATATAAAAAATATAAAAAATATAAAAAATATAAAAAATATAAAAAATATAA